TTATTAAAAGAAAATAAAAAAAAATAAAAAAATATAAAAATTATATTGAAAATTGCCGAGGGTGGTGGTATATTATAAGAGGCGACAGGGTAGTTTTGAGAAAGGAGGAAAACGCATGGATAATTTACCAAGCAAGATGCTCGAATACAGAGCAAAAAGAAACATTACACAAAATGAACTCGCCGAGCGTTGTGGACTAACTGTGCAGACAATTACAAACATTGAGCGATGCAAGCAAAATCCGTCAAGGCTTACGGCGGAAAAGATTAGGCTTGTGATAGAAAAGGAGGACGAATGAGGGTATCAATCAGCAAAATCAAATTATTTAAGGCGTGTCGCAGGGCGTACGAGTTAAAGTACATAGAAAACCTTGTGCCGATTAAAAAGGCAGATGCGCTCGAAACAGGCAAAAGGTATCACGAACTTTTAGAGGGATTGTACAAAGATGGCGACATCCCAGAGTGTAAACCTTGCAAAGAGTTGGCAATGGCTTTGGCATATAAAAAATACATATTTCCAAAGTTCAATGTCAAAGAGGCAGAAAAGTGGTTTGAGTATGAACTTGATCAGAGCATTACACTTGTTGGACAGATTGACGGAATCGCCGAAGATGGCGCAATCGTTGAGCATAAGACAACAGGGCAGGAAAACTTGGAGGAATACGAGTTCAGCTTGATGTGGGATGAGCAATTACTCGCCTATATGCTTGTTACCGGCGCAAGGAAAGTTTATTACACCATCATAAAAAAGCCAAGCATAAGACAAAAGCAAAACGAGAGCGATGACGAGTTCTTTGAGCGCATGTGTGTTTGGTATGATGAGGACACCGAGCAAAAAATAAAACTTGTTGAACTGACAAGAACGGATGAAGAGGTCGAAGAATATCGGCAGGCATTAGAAGATATATGCGGTACAATGCAGATTTGTGAAATGAACAAAGACATTCGCAATAATTTTTATCGCAATACCTGCCATTGCTCACAGTATGGAAGAAGATGTGAGTATTCAGGCATCTGCCTTGAAAAACAATTACAGCAAAATTATACAGAGTTTGAAAGGAGAGAGGACTATGTTGGAAATCAAACAGATTGATGAAAATATTAAGGATAGGAGACCTTTTACCGCCCTGATCTATTGCGCACCGGGTGTCGGTAAAAGTACAGCCATTGGATTGGCGGCCGAGAACACAAAGGGCAAAACGCTTGTCCTTGATGTTGACAGGACAATCGATAATACCATCGCAAAAAAAGAGGTGGTGCATGATTCAAGCAGGTTATATACTGTGAAGATTGATAACACCCACGGATGGGATGATTGGATGGCAAAAATGACCGACTTAAAAGAGATGCACGACAACGGCAAACTTGATTTTGAAACAATCGCCGTTGATAATCTGTCAGAACTTGAAAGGTGCATACTTGCCGACCTTGGTAGCAAGGGCAAAAACAAGGGTGTTCCTGCGATGGCTGACTATCAGTACATGCAATACAAACTTGTCAATTCGGTCAGATTCTTAAAATCATTGGGATGTAATGTTATCTTTACATCTTGGGAAACCGTTGGAACTTTTACGCACCCAGACGGCACAACCTATTCGAGAGTATATCCAAAAATCAGCGAGAAGATTTTGGACAATGTGCTAGGCTTGTGTGATGTGGTTGGCAAGTTAGGCGTAAATAAAGACGGCGAACACAAAATATTATTAGAGGCGACACAAAATATTATCGCCAAGAATCAGCTTGACACTCGCAAGGTGTGCGATGTGCAGGACTTTGTAAAGTTTGAGTTCATAAAGGAGGACAAATAATATGAGTTGGGATTATAAAAGAGAAGAGAGCAACGGCTTTAAGCCGATTCCAGAGGGCAGACATCGTGTAAGAATCGAGAGCGTTGAAAGAGCTGTCAGCAAGAGCGGAAATGATATGTTGACAATCAAGTTGGCTGTGTCTAATCATTCGGCGCACCTTTTCCACTACATCATTTTTATGCCGAGCAATCCACAGATGACAAACAGGATGCTTACACAGCTTTATGATAGTTTTAAGGATATTCCAGAGGGCAACACAGACATTGCATCTTGGGTGGGTAAAGTTGGTGCTTGTATGGTAAAACATGAAGAGTACAACGGCAATATGAGCGCAAAAATATCTTACTTTATATCTGCCGACAAGCAGGGCGATTTGCCACCTTGGGTAGAAAAGGCTGACGAGTTTGTTACAACAAGTGCGGCCGACACGCCGGATGTTCCGTTTATTTAAGGAGATTTAATATGAATAATAAGAGACTTGGCACGGCTTTTGAAAAAAAGCTGTGCGCATGGCTCTGCCACAGAGGGTGGTGGGTGCATTTTTTATCGCCTGATCATACAGGCTCACAGCCGTTTGATGTTATAGCCGTTAAAGATGGCAAAGCACTTGCGATAGATTGCAAGACATCGGCAAAGCCGATTTTTAGTATATCAAGGTTAGAAGATAATCAAGTGATGGCTTTTGAAAAATGGATTGCGTGTGGCAATGAGATGCCGTTGTTGGCTGTTGAGTATAAAGAAAAAATATACCTGATAAGGTATGACGAGTTAAAGCAAAAAAATGTTGATTTAAGGATTCGAAAGGGTTATGAATATGAGCAATGAAAGAAAAGAATATTTAATACTTGTTATCGGTATTTATGTCATGCTGACAATGATGATTGTTTTGGTTGTTATAATTGCCAAGGGAGAATATAACAAGGGTTATATTGACGGCTTAAAGGTTGCAGATCAGAGCGAATACGGCGCAGGTGTAAATGTGGTTGTTGATATAGATTATACCATCCCACAGATGCAAGAAGAAGAGATTGCAGAGCCTGTTGTGAGCGTAAGAAATAAGACAAGCCTTGGCAAGTTCACATTGACGGCTTATTGTCCTTGTGAAAAGTGTTGCGGTGTAAATACCGGCATCACAGCCACAGGCACAAAAGCAACGCAGGGGCGCACGATAGGAGTTGACCCATCTGTGATTCCTTATGGCTCGGTTATCGAGATAAATGGTGTTGAGTATGTGGCAGAGGATACAGGAAATATCCACGGCAACCACATCGATATATATTTTGATAGCCACGATGATGCGCTTGCTTTTGGGCGCAAAAAGGCAGAGGTGTTTTTGATTGAGGGGGTAGAGTGATGACACATTATAGCTTAATAACACATAATGAATCTCAAAAAATTGAGTTTACTACTGACAATGAGGAGCTTTATCTTGAAGTCCAACATTATATTGAAAATTGCGTTGATGCTATTCAATATCGAAATATGATTGAAAGAAGAAATATTGAAAATAAGCAAAGGGGGACAAAATGACGGAGGCTGTTAAGTTTGCAAAAGAGATAATGCGCAAAAAGGATGCCGTAAAAAGAACGCAGAGCAAATGTCTAAAAGCTGACTACACCAAGAGCATACAAAAGGATGTGAAAGAGTTGCGACAGTATTGCGATGCAAAAGGGTTAAACATGAAAGAGGTTATTGCGAGGGCAATGGGATGACAGAATTATTAAATAAAAAAATACAAGACAGCTATGACATTTTAAGGCTTGCGGCTAAGATGTCAAAATTGTATTACCAAAAACCCCTGATCTTGACTTATTCAGGGGGCAAGGATTCGGATGTGATGTTACAATTAGCGATTGAATGCTTACAGCCTGACGAGTTCGAGGTGCTGAATAGTCATACATCGGTTGATGCGCCGGAAACGGTTTGGTATATAAGAGATAAGTTCAAAGAATTAAATGCCCAAGGCATAAAGGCAACCGTGCAGATTCCAAGATATAAAGACGGCAGACAAAAGACAATGTGGAACTTGATAATAAAAAAGCAGATACCACCGACAAGGCTGATGCGATATTGTTGCCAAGAGTTAAAAGAAACAAGCACACCGAATAGGTTTGTTGCGATTGGTGTCCGTGAGGCTGAAAGCAATGGGCGTAAGGGCAGGGATGCTTTTGGCGTCCGAGGACGCCAAAAGCATGTCGCACAGTTCTACTCAATAGAACACATCCGTGATGTGTTTACAGATGCCGAGAGAGAGAGAGAGAGAGAGAGCAAAGCCGAACGATTATAGCGTTTACGATTGCAAGTTCATAGAGACAGCCAAAAAGAAAAAAGACCTAATATGCAATCCTATTTATAAATGGACGGATGCCGATGTTTGGGATTTTATAAAAGGCAGGGATATGAAATACAATCCATTATATGATAAAGGTTATGTAAGAGTAGGGTGTATCGGTTGCCCCCTTGCGTCATCTGAACAGATAAGAGAGTTAAACGAATACCCAAAATACAAGCATAATTATATAATGGCTTTTCAAAAAATGGTTGAGGCAAGAAAAGCAAACGGCAAAGACAAGGACAGCAAATATTCAAAAGTTTGGCGAGATGGCGCAAGCGTATATATGTGGTGGGTAGAAGATGAAAACATACCGGGTCAACTCACACTTGATGGAACGGAGTACAAAGGATGATACATTTAGGAGATATAACAAAAATAAACGGCTATGATGTGCCACCTGTGAATATCATCACAGGTGGTAGTCCTTGCCAAGATTTATCGGTTGCAGGTAAAAGAGCAGGACTTGCAGGCGAAAGATCAGGACTTTTTATGGAACAGATAAGAATAATAAAAGAAATGAGGGAAAAAGATGCAAGAGATGGTAGGACAAATGAGCATATTCGACCTAGATTCATGGTTTGGGAAAATGTCCCAGGAGCATTCAGCTCCAACGGCGGAGAAGATTTCAGAGCCGTCCTTGAAGAGACAGCAAAAATCGTCTGTGAAGATGCCGTTATACCTCGACCTGCGAAAGGCAAGTGGACGCCCTCTGGGTGCATCATGGGAGATGGGTGGAGCATTGCTTGGCGAGTACACGATGCACAGTTTTGGGGAGTGCCCCAGCGAAGAAAGAGAATCGCTCTTGTCGCAGATTTTGCAGGGGGGGCGCACCAGAAATAC